AATAATATACTAAATAAGTTTCCTAAGAAAACAGAACTTCAAAAAGTTGAGTTAAACAAAATACAAGACATAGAAGATTATATTGGAACAGCACAAATGATGCAAGATGCTTTTGAAGAGGCTTATGATGACGCAATGACAAAAGTAATAAGAGCAAGTGATATTATAAGATTTGATTGGTCTGACGCAATAACAGAAGCAGAAGGTATGATAGATGAAGTTTTGCAAGATTTAAAAGAATTAGGAGTTGAACCTACATCTGAGATAAAACAATTTCAAAAACAATTAGAAGATTTAGAGCAAGAAAGAAAATTTGCAGATAAAAAATTAGATAATATTGGTAGATAATTATGATATCAAATAATCAAGTAGACAGAATATTAGCTAAATTAAAAAAACCTTGTCAAGCAGGTTACGAGCAATATGGAATGAAAATGAAAAATGGTAGGAAAGTTCCTAATTGTGTCCCTATTAAAAGAAAATGAACAAAGCTATTATAGATAAAATACTAGGTAAAATTATCTATGTTAGTAAGGTTACCAAGTTACAAAAAACATACAACGACTATCCTAAAGAAGCATCAAACAATGCTTGTAAAGTTTTAGGATGGATAGAAAAGCACGGAAGAGACGAGGTAAAAGGAATGACAAGAACAGGATTAGCAAGAGCTAACCAACTTTGTAGAAGAGAAAACATTTCAGAAGAGACTATAGCAAGGATGGCTGCTTTTGAAAGACACAGAAAAAACGCAACAATAAATCCTGAGTTTAGAGGAACGCCTTGGAAAGACAAAGGTTATGTAGCTTGGTTAGGTTGGGGAGGAGATGCTGGTGTTAAATGGGCAAGCAGAAAACTTAAACAGATAAGAAATGAAAGATAAAATCCCTAGTAGAACAAGTCCTAAAGGCAGTAATAGAGCTTGTCTGTGTAAAGACACAAACACATATTCTATTGAGTGCTGTGATGGATCATTATGGGCGCAAGGGATTGGTGTGATTAGTAGAACATAAACAAAAATGCAAAATAGTTTTAATTAAACGTTATAGTGATATGAAAAATGCAAAAGATATGATAAATGACATAAAAAATGTGTTAGGTTTATCTGAAGAAGTAAAAGAAACTGAAGAAACAGTTGAAAATACTGAATTAGAGTCTAACGAAGAAAAAGAGCAAGTAGAACTAGCTCAAATGAAATTAGAAAATGGAACTATCATTGAGGCTGAAGCATTTGCAAGTGATAATGAAGTATTCATTGTTACTGAAGATGAAAAAGTACCTGTTCCAGTTGGTGAATACGAAATGGAAGATGGTAAAATTTTAGTAGTAAACGAAGAAGGCATAATTGCTGAAATGAAAGACGCAGAAGTGGAAGAAGAAGTAGAAGCTGCTGTAGAATATGCTACTAAAGAAGATTTAGCCGAAGTCAAATCTATGGTTGAAGAGATCAAAGGTATGATAGAAAAGAAGTCAGAAATGGCTGAAGAAGAAAAAATTGTAGCTGAAGAGGAAAAAGCTGAGTTAGAAGAGCAACTTAAAGAGGAGCTTTCTAAACCTGCTGCTGATCCTGTAAAGCACAATCCAGAGTCGCAATCGTCTAAGAATACAGTTCTTTATGGTCAAAAAAGACAAATGACTACTAAAGATAGAGTATTCTCTAAAATTGCAAATTTTAACAATTAATTTATAAATAATTATGGCAACAACAGTAAGTATAACAAGTACATACGCAGGTGAATTTGCAGGGAAATATATTTCTGCTGCTCTTTTGTCTGCTAATACTATTGAAAGGGGTGGAATTGAAGTAAAACCTAATGTAAAGTATAAAGAGGTTATCAAGAAAGTTGCAACTGATAGCAATGTTATCAAGGATGCGACCTGTGATTTTACAGACACAGCAACAGTAACTTTGACTGAAAGAGTTTTACAACCTGAAGAGTTCCAAGTAAACTTAGAACTTTGTAAGAAAGATTTTCATTCTGATTGGGAAGCTGTACAAATGGGATATTCTGCATTTGACAACCTTCCTCCTGCTTTCTCAGATTTCTTAATCGCTCACGTAGCTGGTTTAGTAGCTGAAAAAACAGAGCAAAATATATGGGCTGGTGCAACTGGTAATGCTGGGGAGTTTGATGGTTTAGTAACTTTAGCAACTGCTGATGCAGATGTTAATGATGTTACTGGAACTACTGTAACTTCTGCTAACGTAATTACTGAGATGGGTAAAATTGTAGATGCTATTCCTTCTGCTCTTTATGGAAAAGAAGATTTACACATTTACGTTTCACAAAACATCTTCCAAGCATACGTTAGAGCATTAGGTGGCAACCTTCCTCTTAAGAATGTAGCTGGTACAGAAAATGTAGCTGCATTTGGAAATGGTATCGACAATCAAGGATCACTATGGTACAACAACGAGGCATTAACATTTGAAGGAATCAAAGTATTTATGGCAAATGGTCTTGGTGATGACAACGCTATGGCTGCTCAAAAATCAAATCTTTATTTTGGTACTGGACTATTATCTGACCATCAAGAAGTTAAACTTCTAGATATGGCTGATTTAGACGGATCACAAAATGTAAGAGTTGTAATGAGATTTACAGCAGGTGTACAGTATGGTATCGGTGGAGATATTGTTCTTTACTCATAAAAACTATTTTTAACAATAAAGGGCAGGTTCTTGCCTGCCTTTTTTTTAAACTATAAGAAATATGGCTTGTGCATTAACAACTGGAAGAAAAGTCCCTTGTAAATCAGGTTTTGGTGGTATCAAAACTGTTTATATGGCTGACTATGGAACATTAGGAACTGCAACTGTAGACGCTGATGGTTCTGTGTCTGCTTTGAGTGGTACTCCTACTTGGTTTCAGTTTGATGTAAAAGGTAACTCATCTTTAGAAACTACTATAACAAGTTCTAGAGACAATGGAACAACTTTTTATACTCAGACATTAAATTTAACACTTACGTATCTTGAAACAGAGACTCAAGAAGAAATTAAATTAATTGCACACGCAAGACCACACGTGGCAGTTGAAGACTATTATGGTAATGTGTTTTTATGTGGGTTTGAGAATGGATGTGAATTAACAAGTGGTACAATAGTAACTGGAGCTGCTGCTGGTGATTTATCAGGATTTACAATAGTAATGGAGGGTATTGAAGAAATCCCTGCGTACTTTGTCGATTCGGGGGTAATAACAGGTTCTGCAACTCAGATAACTCCAAACTAGGAGTATAATTCTCTCATATAACATCCTATCTAAAAGCACTCTAAAACGGGTGCTTTTTTCTTTTTACAAATAATTAATTCTTTTACGTTATATAACAAATGATTTTAAAGAATACAGATGCGAGTCAGACTTTTTCAGTTATACCACGTACTTATGGTAGTCAATTCAGTATGGAGATTAGAGATGACTCTACTAATGTCTCTACAACTTATGAGATTGATGATGCAACAACTGTAAGAAATTATTTAACATTTACTAAAACATTAAATCCAGTATTGATTGAAAATCATTATTACGATTTAAGATTATTTGTAGACGATAATATATGGAATACAAATTATAATATTTGGAATGACTATGACTTTGACTGGAACGTGGGAGCTATATTAAAAACTAACCTTTATAAAGACAGAATTTTCTGTACAAATCAAACTATTGATCAAAACAATGACCAGTATTATCAGGTCAATAAAGACCAATACATAGAAGACGATTCATTTAATAATGAGTATATTGTAGTATGAAAAGAAAAAGAAATAATTTAGGACAATTTGTTAAAAACAGATCAGAATTTGGTTTTGTTAATTTAAGCAATTACACCAGTCCACAGGTAAAAGAAGTTAAAAACAAAGAATGGATTTCTTACGGAGATGACAACAATTATTTCCAGTATTTAATAGACAGATATAATGGAAGTCCTACAAACAATGCTGCTGTAAATGGTATATCTCAAGCTATTTACGGAAAAGGTCTAAGTGCTACAGATTCATCCAGAAAACCTGAGCAATATGCACAGATGATTTCACTACTAAAAAAAGACGTAGTAAGAAAGTTATGTTATGACCTCAAATTAATGGGACAATGTGCAATGCAAATAATCTATTCTAAGGACAGAAAAAAAGTTGCAATGGTTGAGCATATGCCTATTGAAACATTAAGAGCAGAAAAATGCAATGAAGACGGAGACGTAGCTGCTTATTACTATTTTAAAGACTGGTCTAATATGAAGCCTAATGACAAGGCTATGAGGATACCTGCTTTTGGTATGAGTAATGAGTCTATAGAAATCTTATACGTCAAACCTTATAAAGCTGGATTTTATTACTATGCACCTGTAGACTATCAAGGAGGTTTACAATATGCAGAACTAGAGGAAGAAATATCTAACTATCACTTAAATAATATTCTTAATGGGCTAGCACCTAGTATGTTAATTAATTTTAACAACGGAACTCCTAACGAAGAAGAGAGAAGACTTATAGAAAGTAAAATAGCACAGAAATTTAGTGGTACATCAAATGCAGGTAAATTTATTTTAGCATTTAACGACAATAAAGATTCTCAAGCAGAGATTACTCCAGTTCAACTTTCAGACGCTCATAATCAATATCAATTTTTATCAGATGAGTCTATGAGAAAAATTATGGTAGCTCATAGAGTAGTTTCACCTATGCTTTTAGGTATTAAAGATCAAACAGGATTAGGTAACAATGCGGATGAGATAAAAACAGCATCTCTGTTAATGGATAACACAGTTATAAGACCTTTTCAGAACCTTTTGATAGATGCCTTTGACCAAGTATTAGCTATAAACGATATTGCCTTAAATCTATACTTTAAGACCTTACAGCCTTTAGAATTTACAGAGATAGATGAGTCTATACAAGATAAAGAAACCATAGAAGAAGAAACAGGTGTGGATATGTCTATACAGTTAAAACAAATAGACGGAGAGACAGTTTATGAAACTCCTGAAGAAGCTGAGGAGGCTGCTACGGAAAAAGGATGTAAAGGTTACCACGTACACGAAGAAGATGGAAAAAAATGGTATATGCCTTGCGAAAAACATCCTGATATGACTGAAGAACTAGCCGATAGCTTATTAGAGTCTTTAGAAGGTGAGGTTATGTCTGAAGAGTGGGATATGGTAGACTCTAGAGAGTACAAAGAAGAAAATGAGTCCATAGAAGACTGGGCAAATAATATGATTGAGTCTAAAGAACAAAAGCTAGAAAAAAAATCTATAAAATCTAAGAAAAGTGGCTTTAGTATTTTAGATAAATCGTTATACAAAGTAAGATACAAATATGCAGAAAAGTATTCATCAAATAAACACAGACCATTTTGTAGTATAATGATGAAACGAAATGCAAATAATATTGTATATAGAATAGAAGATATTGACAAAGCAAGTAGAGAAGGTGTAAACAAATCTTTTGGACATAAAGGACAAGCCTATGACTTATTTAAGTTTAAAGGTGGAGTTAATTGTGGACACTACTGGGAAGAGGTTTTATATAGATTGAAAT